TGAGCAACAGTTTCGGCTGCAACTTTTGGAACGTTTAATGCAATATCAGAAACCATATTGCCAGTCGGTTCTTTTGAAGGAACATAAGAGGCAAGTTGATTTAAACCACTTCGAGCCATTTCAGATGGAACATTCAAAGAATCATATACCTTGGATAATAATCCTGGTTTTGTTTCATTGGCAGGATTATCTCCATAAACCTTTGAAAAAATATCATTAAGCTCCTGCTCTGTAGGAGGAGAATCCCCAGTTAAAGTAAGAGACTTATTGGTTGTCGGATCTGTGATTTTGTATTGGGGCATTATTGAGTCTCTACAGTAAACCTTCCTATTTTATTTCCTGTTTTAAATGGATTCTCATGCTGAATAGGTACTGGATTCAAAGTTGGATGATAAATTCCCTGCGCTTGAAGGATCGGAGTCGAATAGTCAGGATTGTCTTCGGCCCATTTCTTATAGCCACCCAACAATTCAGTTCGAGCTGATTCCATTTGTTTATTGGTTACATCGTATTCACGGCTCAGGGTATCTTTGAACCGATTAACAAACTGTTGAGCCTCAAGACCCTTAGGTTGATTGCTAACTTTCTCCAAGAACTTATTAACATTCCCCTTATAAGTATCTGGAATCATTTGTTTAATCTCGCCCTCGGTCAACATATTGTTCCCGATCAAAGTTTTTACTGTAGCTGAGGCAACTTCAAACATCTGTCTTTGATCTGCTCCACCAGGCTGTTGTTCAACTTGATCAATCAAAGCCTTGGCATTCCCAATGTTGTTTAATTTTTGTTGATTAATAGCCATAACTTTACGAACACCTTCATTCCCCGTAACCGCAGCTTGAAATTTTCCAGCCTCAGTTACATTGAATTGGGTTTCTCTTGTTTTTCGATTTGCCTCAGCCTGATCTGAATAAGGCGATTCTTTGGGCTGCATTTCCTTAGCAATATCCATTAGCGTTTTAGATGTGTCTTGCTGGCCTTGCTCAGAAGCAGTAAGAGATAATAAATGAATAGCTCCCAGAGTATCATCTAAAGGAAAATTCTTTGGATCTTTTTTGTGATAATCAAGAACCTTGATAACCTTTTCTGTAAATGGATGATCACTTAAATTATCGTATCCCGGAGACACGTTTATTCCTAATTCTTTCGCTTTAGGATAAACCATGTTATCCCAAATCTGGGGACGAATAGACTCTGGCATTGCATGGAGAGTAGATATAGATTTCGTGAAATCATCGAATGTTTTTCGTCTCTCTTCTTTTTGAGCCAATTCCATTCTTGCTTGTTGTTCAATTGCCTGACGCTGCTGCTGCTCTTGAAGCATGGCCTGCTGTCGAGCTTGAAGACCCAGAGAAAATCCTTGGACTCCGCCTTGGGTTAAAGATTGCAAAGGATTAGTCTGCGCAACGGGACTAATCGCCTGTTGTCCGAACGGAAGACTTGGATTTGGCAAAGGATATTCAGCCATTATTGGGCACCTCTATACGGGGTAATATAAGCACCTTGGAATTGGGGTTGGAAAGCTCCGCTTCCTGGATTTTGCAGATTCGTTGGATTTGAGGCGCCAGTCATTCCCATCCCAGCCATCTTGCCAGCCTGTCCTCCTGCCGCTGCCCCCCAGGGACCGGCAAGCGCCGCTCCACCAATTGTCCCAGCCAATTGAAGACCGCCACTGAGGAGGCCCATGCTATTTTGATATCCAGCCATAGAATTATTGTAATTAAGTCCCAATTGCTGAAGTCGTTGTTGATAAGCGTTCATGAGATTTTGGTTCTGAATATCGGCATTGGTAATTGCTTGTTGAGTATTGACCCCATATTGACCAAGTTGCTGCTGCTGATAGGGCTGATAAAGTTGCTGGGCCTGTCCAGCTAATTGTCCATATCCACCTAAAGTATTCTGATATTGCTGATTAACCTGTCCCAATCCCTGCTGCTGAGCCTGAAGACCGAATTGTTGCTGACCAAGATTATACTGTTGCTCCAAAACCCCGTAACGTTTCGTGAAATCTTGAATGATTTGATTCCCGGCGGTGGATTGAGAAACAGCACTTTCGGGCGATTTACCAGAAAGACGAATCCCTTGTTGGGCGGCCTGTTGCACAGTAGCCTGCCAATCTCTGGCTTTCTGTTGTGCCAAAGCTTGATTCTCGGGAATCTTTCCTTGCAGAGCATTTTGATAATTCGTTAAGGCTTGAGTATTGGCCTGCTGACTTTGTTGAAGATAAGGATTTTGGCCATAGCCTTCAACAGCCTGTTGCCCGCCTTTAAGATATCCCTGCTGTTGTTGAAGGAGAGCCTGTTGTTCGGGAGTCAGTCCAGGATAATTTGGAAGGGTCGGAGCTACAAGCGTAGGCGCTTGTGGCAGTGTTGGTGCGCCGGGGCGCGATGTTCCTAGAGCGTTGGACAACCAAGACATAAATTTCCCCTTGCATGAAATAGCAAGTTGGGCATTATGCCGTTGTTGCAAATAAATCTAATTTTCATAAGACGTTGCCACATAAAAGCCATTATTCCCATCTGAAAATGAATCGGCCCTTAATTCTATGAGCAAAGAGGCATTGAACCCATAATAAAAATCAGCCCCTGTTCCCAATGCAGTTGTCGCGGTAAAGAAATTGCTTAAGGTTGGAGGCTTAACGCTTGCCCAAGCAATATTGATAATTGAATAAACAGAAGTGAAAGTCCCAGTTAATCCACTAACCGTATAGGACGTGCCATCCAATGTTATCCTAATCGTAAAAGAGGATGTCCCGGACGGCCCACCACCGCGATCTCCTTTTAAGGAAATGCCCTTTAAAGCTCCCGCCCCTGTTACGCTTAACACAGTCCCAAAAACTCCGTTTACACTACTGGCTGCAACAAAACTAGAGACATTTGTTTTGGCTTGTTTTGGCCTCAGAGAAGATTCTAATTTTACGCTCGTAACATTAGCATCGGTTATTTGAGAGGCGACAATCTGCCCCGTTATTTTAGAAGCTGCTATGGTTAATATTTTTACATCTGTTACATTTCCATCCACAATCTTTGCCGTTGTAACTGTTCCATCACTGGGAGTAATTGTTCCTGTTATTTTCCCAAAAGCGACATCATTAATCTTGGCATTTGTTACTTGAAGATCTCCAATATCTGCTGTCTGGACAGGGAATTTTGCATCCACAGTTGTTATTCTGGTATCCAAGTTAAAAATATTATCTGCCGGGCGGTTGTACCAATAAGTCCCCCCAATCACTTCAACAAATTGAAATCGAAGTCGCTCCAATTCTCCGGCCAAAGAAGTCGGACGAGATGTTCCGCTGGGGAAAGGATCGGTCGCCGTTTGCATTTGAGGATCAGTATCCGAATAAGCTCCAATCCCCAAAGCGTTTAGATTTGTATTTAGATTGTTATATTCATTATTCCAGAGAGAAGCAGTTATAAGTTGTCCCGGAATAACTGTAATCAATGGGATGGTAAATTGGGCCGTACTCATCTAAACACCTCTCAGGGCGGCGGCTACTTCCGACACCTCTGCCTTTCGTAAAACATTGTAATTCTTATGTTTAAGAACTTCTTCCACCAAATCCTCGGTCTTTCCTTCTTGAAGCAATTGAGATTTCAGGGCTTCTTTTAATTGATTGGAAATATCCTTGGCTTCTTCAGTTTCAATCTTGCTGAATTTGCATTCATCACAAACCATAATAAAGGCTAATTTTCCATCTTCCAATAGAACTGGGATCTCTCGATAATCGGCGTGTTTGGAAAGTTCTCGAATAATTGAATTTGGGTAATGGCTACTTTTAATCTCCGCCCGAGACTTAATTGCTTTCTCGCATCCCATACAGAGAATTTGTTTTAGACCGAATTCATCAAAGACAAGATAGTTATGTTTAAACATTAGGAATAAATCCGGATGCCATTATTTTTGAATCCAATAAGAATCTCTGAGAAAAAGAAATCTTCATCGGCCACATCATGGTTGATTTGGAGTTGCATGGTTTTGCCAAAGGATTTGATATCAAAAGGCTCCCCTCCTGTTATCTCATCAGCAAAAATAGCACTGTCAAAATAAGAAGCATCAAAGACCGATCCTCCGGCATTAATACTCAAAGTAATATCTGGAAGGCGGGTATTGTTTATCCAAAGATAAATTATGAGGGTTATGTTCGTCGAAGAACGAACGCGTAGAACTCCTTTATTAAATCGTTTGTTCATGACCGGATTTTCAAATTGCCAGGGTTTAAATTTAAGAACCGAAGGAATTGAATTTCCCTCATCCGTCTTGGATACATCTTCCAATTCCCAAATATTACCTTGGTAATCCCCAGTTCGGATTCTCCAATCACTAGCTGATTTTCGAGTGGTAAAAGAACAGGAGGCCTGATAACCAGAATTTGAATTTATATTGTTATGAATAGCCCACATCTTATCTGCTGGTTTATCAATGAATTGAACCAAAGCCGTATTATTTAAATTGCTTCCAATCTGGGTGAACCATTTCACACAGCGAAGTTTTGGATCATAAGCACAATGCCAATCTTCAATATTGGCAAAGGTAGCTTGATCTCTTAGATACCGATCAATCTGGGCTGGACGAGAGACAGAAGCTTTTCGATAGTCTCCTGTTTGAAAAACACCTTGAAGGGAATAAATCGTCAAATCATCGGCCATGATATAAACATCATTGTCGGCAATACACATTAGACGCCAATGAGCTGCCCCGCCTTCCCAGATGGCTTTCTTATACCCCCATTGAGAATCATCTGTAGCCGAATCATCAATTCGGAAAGTTTCGCTTTTGCTGAAAACAAATAATTCTTGCCCAAACTCAATGGCTCCGACAAGTCCACCTTTACTATATACGGGGATGGCTGTAACATTTGCATCTGAAAAATCAGAGCCATCATTTACAGCCGAGGCATAGACTCCATTTCGATTAATTGCCCAATTTCGGAAACTGGCCCCCCGAGGATGGAAAATAATCTGAAAAGGATTTCCTACCAAAGCCCAATCAGAAGGAGGGATTACATCAGAAGTCGGCCCTCCTCCCGTCCATTTCTGAGGCGTGGTTCCTCCATCGGCAATATACATATCATCGTAAAATTGGCTGAAATGGAAAAAATTGCTGGTGGACATTCCAGAATGAATCACGGTTGAATCGTCATTGGCATAAACTGAACCGTTGTTTTTGGCATAGACCATATTTTGAGATCCAGTTGATTGTCGGAAGTCATAACCTCCCATGACTCGATTATTAACGGTTTGATTAACAAAAATCGACGTTCCGCCTCGTTTCCCAGCTCCCAATTCATGAAGGTTGAAATTTACCGAAGGATCAATAGTCGCATTGTCCGGAATAAGTTCAAAATTCCGGCTGTAATTAAATGCCATATCCGTCATAGGGACATGAAGTATTTCGGATCTAAAGCCCATTTAATCCTGACATGGAACAACCTCTTTTTCAGGTACCCATATGCGTGTCGTTTTTCTTTCTGCTTTCCAAATATTCGTAGTCTTCTTAGAATTGATCCAATTTGAAGTGTTTTGCTTTGAAGGAATCCAACACGTTTCATTGGACGAAACCGGCATTATCCCTTGGATTCCAGCATAGATATCATCCAATTGTGCCCGATCCCCAGCAGAGATGGCCCCATGAGGCAAAGGAGTCATCATAAGTCCGGGGACTTCAAAACAGGTCATTCGGGCTTGAGCACTGTCGGCCATTAGCTAAAGATCTCCTTTGTCCCCGTAACCCCATTATCGGACCTTGCAGCCGTAGCAATAACAGCCCCGGAAGCATTGTAAACTTTAACACTCGAAGAATCGGTAGTTCGTTTGTTACGTAAAGCCATGAGTAAGAACATAATTGCTGTCTTCAGAGTCGGAGTAGATGAAGGAACTCCCGACAATTCAGCAATAGCATCTGACCCGATAGAAGTATCAATCTGAGTTTTAACTGAAGCGGCCGCACTTGTTCCAAGCGAATTTACAGTCCCAATTGTCACTCCCGTTTGATTGTTATTCAAATTAACCGAAGTCACGGCAGGATCGAATCCTGAAATAAGATTGGTTGGTAATTTGACTGTAATAAGGCCCAGATAATTTTCACTGGATCCACTCCAATCAATGTCTCCTCTATCCACAGCCAAATCTCCGGCAGTTCCGCTTCCTTGATGAACGGAGAAAGAATACTTCCCCGCTGGAAGATAGGAAGGAAATGAAGCTTTAAAATAACCGGTTGGAACTTGTTCGGTCATGGGGATAAGATAGGTGGCGTAATTGGAGACATTATAAGATTCAAGTCCCGCTCCATTGGCCACAAGCCCTGAAAGGTCACGAACGATGGCATTTAAGGTAACACCACTATAAGCCATTTGGGTCGCAATTATTGCGCTCATTTCGTTCCGCTCCCTCCACCATAATTATCCAAATGACCAAAATCAAAGTCCATGATTCGGTCTGTTAGGTTACTAATGTCCATCCCATAAATTTCACGATAAATTAAGACTCGTAGGGCCGACATATAAACCTGTTCGGCCTTATCGGCATTGTCGTCATCTTCATCGGCCAGTTTTTTAGCCTTGATCCCTTTAACGAAGATATTGCGCCATTTGCGGTAGATTACAGACATCAAATCACTATTAACGTCAATCTGACTGATATCGGCATAATAACGCAGCCTGGCCCCTCTGGTTAAGTCTGGGGGGCAATTAAACACGAAGTAACCGGAAATATCGTCTCCTACGGGATATAGATATTGGGGAAGTCCGGGGGCCACAGCTTTCATCCTAGCATCCCCATCAAAAATGGGTCTTGTTTCAACCGGATATTCAAAATCCACAATCATATAAGTATCCCCGACAACCGGAGAGGTATCAAAATCTGGGACCAGAGAAGCGATCTTGGTCGAAGTATCATAGGCCACAACTTGGGAATAACTCCCCGCGCTAGTTCCTGACATCATGAGAATTTCTTTGCCAACAATATTATTGCCTGAATTATCGCTGGCTCCAAGAGTGATGGTATTGACACTCCCTGTTTGGCAAGCTCCCTGCCCAACCCCATACAAAATGGTCAAAAAGAGATCGCTTGAATAGTCTGAAGGATAGGCATAGCGAGACTGCCCTTTCGGGATTGTGGTATAGGCCGTTACCTGAAGTAATTTTGGCTTCTTAGCCAGATTCCAGATGTCATTCTTGATTTCTTCTACCCATTCATTTGAAGCTCTAGAAATAAGGGTGGCCGAAGGATTATTCTCGCCGGCTTGCTTAATCCCTTCTGTTACCAGGTCAAGCAATACGGGATTGGTAGGAATTCCCAAGCTTTACCTCCTTGAATGCATTGACCCATTGATGATACTGAGTATTGATATCGTAATTTTTTTCTACAAATTGTCTCGCATTTGTTCCGATCTCTTTTCTTAAGCGAGAATCGTTAATAAGTAGTTCCATCCCTTTGATCCAACAGTCTTCATCATTATTGGTTACAAATATTCCTTTATTGATTTCATCCGCTTCCTGAATTACATCGTAGGGAGGAACATAGGATGTTATGCAGGGTATTTCCAAAGATGAGAACTCAACCCATTTGATCGTACTCTTGGACCGATTAAAAATAGAATCTTTGACCGGGATAATGGCG